ATAGCGATGGATTTCTGACCCTGATTTTGGCTACCAGCATCTTTACCTAAAGCGATTGAATTACCCGCTTGATCCTGACCACCGGCATTTTCACCTATGGCGATGGAATATGCAGCTTGATTTTCATAGGCAGCCTTTTCACCTATGGCTATAGAACTTGCACCTTGCCCAGTTTCACCAGATCTTTCACCAATGGCGATGGAAGATTCTGCTTGTGTAACGCTACCCGCTTGATAACCAATCGCTACAGAATTGGATTGTTGACGATCATAACCAGCTCGGTACCCCACAGACACTAGGTGCGCGTTTGAGCTTGAATCGAGAGTTGTACCTGTATCTGTACCTATGAGTAAACGTTCATATCCAGAATTATCAACTCGTCGAGTAGCGGCTATAGTTCCGTTGACATCCAAATCCTTGGTGGGATATAACTGGTTAATACCGACACGATTTGTGACTGCATCAACGTGTAATGTATTTGTATCGATGGTAAGGTTGGAACTCACGTACGCGTTTCCCACGACGTGTAATTCGGCATCTGGTGAGTCGGTTTTAACACCTATCTTGCTATCAATTAAAGTGTTTCCACCGATACTCAAAACCCCAGAAATATCTGTATTTCCAATAACATTCAAAATATTTGAACCGAATTCGTCCACGAAAAGATTCGAACCCACGTCTAAAGTGTGTATGGGGGATGTATTTATGATACCCACATTTGATTGTGTAAATAATTGACCGTACACGTGTACGTTTATATCTTCACTCGTGAGAGGGGTAATGGTATGACCCGACGCACTCGAAGTTGTGTACCCGATAGCAAATTCTTTTGAATTTTCTCGAAACCCAACCCCAACATTTGAACCGGGGCGATTTAAAAGAAGACCGAGATCTAAAGTTGAATCACTCCCGGTATTATCTTTTCCCAACTCTATGAGAGCATCCGTTATGGTCGTGTTATTGGAGTGTAAAGTTGTGACAAGACCATTAAATGTCGCATCTCCGTCAACCACCAGACTATTTTGAATGTATGTGTTTCCCAGAACTCGAAGTGTGTCCGTCGCAGATTGATTTACGAAAACTTTTGAACCCACGGAAAGAGTATCCACCGGTGCAGCATTTGCAATACCCACATTTGAAAGGGTTGTAAAACCTGTCGCGGTATTATTAAATGAAACTGTATTTGCCGTCACATTTCCGTTCTTTACAGCTGCCTCGAGAGTGAAATTAAGAATATCCTCTGCGATAGCATCGGAGTCCATAATTTCCTTGGTCACTCGATTATACGCCAATACAGTTATATTTCTATCTGTAAGATCTGTTCGTAAACGCAGGGGTGTCATGTAGATAGAATTTTCAAATGCAGCATCGATTTCAACGTTACTCGCATTGAACACGACTGTGTTTTCTGCCTGGTCGTTGGTACAATTTTTACCGAACCTGATTTTGGTGGACCGCTCCACCGTCGGCAAGTTCTTGACCATTTAATATACAATGGCATTTTTAATTTGCATAAAGCAATGCTGCCATTCCATTTTCAACTCGTAATATATTGTAGTTTACTGCATATATAGGGTCAAGGATATCCATCGATTCGCTCATAATCTTCGCTGAAGTGATACGACTGAAATTCAATGAACCAGTGGGCTGATGTGAACTTGTAGATAAGCAAAATGGATACAAGAAGAAATCTGGGGATGCCACAAAGTTTGTGTGATAATAATGCATCACATCAATAAAATGTGGTTTACCCCATTTATAATTACTTAAATCAACCCCGTTTATATTTAGTTTTACTTTGTTTGTCGCTGAAGTGAGTGCGCTATCAGTTGTTGTATTGGACGAGGCCAGGTACTTCACTGGATGATTAAACGTAAGTTCTTGAACGGTCGTTCCAGAAGCGACATTCTTTTGAACTTGTGTTATCAACATATCATGTTTACGTGAAATAATTTGACCACGTTCTTCGTTATCTAAATAAATGTAATTTGCGAAAGCTTCAATATTTTTATTAGTAGCGGCAGAACCCCAATAGATGCGAAGCTCCACGTTATGATAGTTTAAAGCTACGAGTGGCAAAGAAGATTGTGGTGACTCACAAAAAAAGAAACGAAGAGGATAAAAGAATGAGCGTGCAGAAATACCCGGGTGGGTACCTTGTGCACTCTTAGAAACGTTTTGGGCGAACGTATCGACGGCAATATTCTCGGTGAACACAGCATCTTGGGTGTCTATAACAGAACCACCAATCAAAAGTTCAACCTTCTCGACAATATGGTCCCATCTTTGGGTGTCGAGAGCCTCTGTATTGTTATCCATCGTAAAATATACGTAATTGAGAAGATCACCCGATCTCTCGAACTGAACACTGGACATAGAATTGTTTTTCACCGCTCCGTGGATGGTTTGTTTTTCAACGGATTGTGAAAAATTAGCATGGCGTTTGAATGTTGAACTGAAAAAAGATATTTGAGGATCACCCACGATAAATTTATCCTGGGCTCCTATGGCAATCAATTGAACAACACCGGCAGACATGGTAATACTAATTTAAGGGGAGAAAAATTACAGGTTGGGTTTTCTACAAACGAAACGAATGACCAAAAAGTTATTTTCGGCGGGGTTTGGGGGAGTCACGAGATTTGCGTCCTGATCTCGTATATTTACAGTAAATCTATCGATAGAACGAATTGGGTTTACATATTGTGTTGCAACGGGGTAGTCATCTTTAAAACTGATTATACCTGTATCATCGGCAGTGACGAGACTGGCGAATGAGTTACGAAGAATGCTCAAAGATGATTGACCTGTGAGAACATTGGAGGCCCTGTCAGAGAAAATAGAGTCAAGTTCGCTTATAGATATGTAACAGTGTTCGGTCGCGGTAGTCGTATTGATTCGCGCACCGACAAGTCTAGCCTGAACCACATTCTTCAGGGGTTGTTGAAGATGACAAGTAAAAGTATTTGCATTATCCTGACCCACACTATCAATAGTGATGGTGTGATATTCATAATTAAGGTCGGGAATCATTTCCGTTGGCGATGTAATCAGGGCCATATTTATAAATAGCTTAGATTAAAGATCCACCGATTCCGTCCGCGATCTCATAACCAGCGTGGGCACCGACTAATTCCTGTGCACCACAGAGACCACCTGGAGTGAGACCAACCGAGTAAGGGCTATCCTTTTTACCCCCACCGGCAACACATTCAACATCGGACTTGAGGTCAAAAAGAGACTCCTCACTGACGGGTGTAATAGTAATTGGCCTGGGTTGGTACTTAGAGCTTCGTACATTCATGAAACCGAGAATGGTGATGAGAATTATCAACACGGTCATCGCCACGAGAGCGTTGCGATCGGCGCGGTTGAGATTGAGTTTGAACATTTATAATAGACATATATAATTTTTGAAGTGCGTTAAAGACATTTTCTTAGTTTCTACATAGAGAGTAGATGGACGAAGAAATCGTACTCGACAGGGGTCAAACGAATGTGATGAAATTAGATGCTGATGAGCAGGCACTCATGGATGAGATTCAAATTTCCGCTCCTCGACCGAAGCCGGTACCCAGACCCACCACACGACCAATGCAAAGACCTGGAACTGCCCAACACCAAGAAGCGATGGATGCTTTTGTAAATCCCAACAAACAGAGTGTTCCAGTTCAGAATAGGGAAGATGAAGAGATTGATTACGGGGAAGATGAACCGATGATGTTCGATGATGAACCCATGGGGCCAGGGCCGGGTGAACAGGCGGAACAACCTTCCAAGGGGTATACATCAATTGATGAGGAAAAGGCGGATCTTGTTAATAAACTCGGAAGGTTAGAAAAGAAGGGGTTCGCTGTGAACAAACGACTGAATGCATACTCAGGGGTTGATGAACTCAGATCAGAGGTTAAGCGTATCACGTATAGCATAGACGTAGAACAATCTGTTCGGTTTTCGAGGCGTATGCTCATCGCATGTGTAACAGGGCTTGAGTTTCTTAATAAGAGATACAACCCCTTTGAGGTTCAACTCGAGGGTTGGTCTGAGTCTGTGATGGAGAATGTTGACGACTATGACGGAGTCTTTGAAGAACTGTATGTGAAGTACCGCTCGAAGGTTAACGTTGCACCAGAGGTCAAGCTTATCATGATGTTGGGTGGATCAGCAATGATGTTCCATCTTACCAATTCTATGTTCAAATCGGTTATGCCCAACATGAATGATGTCATTAAGCAGAACCCAGACCTTGTTAAGAATATGATGAGCGCTGTACAGAATACCACACGCGCACCGGGAGGTCCCTCTGTGGACGCACCTGTAGGAGGTACGGGACAATACGAAATGCAAGGACCGGGTATGGACATTTCGAATTTAATGGGTAATATCATGATGCCCCCACCACCACCTATGAACACCACCATGGGACAATCAAATTCGGTTGATCCCATCATGGAAGAGGAGGATGATCTCTCTGATATTATTTCCGTATCAGGAGATTCTACAGGTGGTGAAGTCAAAGAAGTTAATGTTGGTGGAGCCAAACCCAAAAGAACTCGTCGAAAGAAGAAGACCGAAATTAATCTCTAAATATATATAAATGATAGCGTATTGCCCGCTTGAGGAGCTCGAGCCTCCCGTTCGACAGCAAGAAGTTGTCGCCGAGGCCAAGGCCGAACCTGTAAAGTCTCAGGTCGGTCGTGAAGAAACTGAAATGAATTACGTCATCATGGCTTTCATTGTTGGCGTAGTCGCACTAGCCATCTCTGATTCCATCAGGGCATAAATGTTGAATCTACCGCGGGGTACTCCCTCGTAGTAAATTTAATGAGTAAACGTTACCAATTGTGTTCCCGAGAAATTATCAATACCTGGATTATTTGTTCGAACTTCTGTCAATTTAGCACCTTGAGATGTTATAATTTCAACAAAAAGGTCGTAATAATACGTACGTCCCGATGTCACTTCTGGGGCGAAAAGAATACCGTTTTTACCTGTCGTAACCGTGGGATTCCATGGGTGTAAGTTACCACCGCCGAAAAGACTTTTATTACCCATCGTTATATTTTCGGATGGAGTCGCCCCGTCACGTGTACCACCTTGAACTTCTATGACTAAAGTACTCATATCATTCACATTAAAATCAGATCTCAAGATGGCAACAATCTTAGCATAAAAGGAATTATTATTGAATCGTAGCTGTACATCCTGACTTTCTTGGTTCGTACGTGTAAAGGTTTTTGAGTATCGTTTACATGCGACCTCATTCGAGTTGGAAATGAAACTTCCACCTACTTCGAGTGCAGCTGTGGCATCCTGGCCACCGAGGTCTACAGCGACTTGGTTACCCAAATCAATTTTACCATCGATTTGAAGGTCACCAACAATTTCAGTATCACTATTCACGATGAAACTCCTAACTGGATCGATAAATACATTACCAGTGTGGTCACCATAGATATTGGACACTCCACCAGTCGTCTTGAACTCGAGAATAGCATTACTCGTCGCATGTTCTAAACGAGTTGTACCGTTATACACAGTGAAATGCTCACTGGGGTTTACGGTACCAACACCCACATTCGAAGTATGTATTATGTGTATACCATCCCCTTCGGTACCATTGTTCACAGCACCTATCACCGTACCATGCACAGAATGGGTGGAGTCACTAAACCCCCTCACGTATCCACCGTAATTATCATTTGTGTTAAGAGTGAGACCGACCTTGTTATTTGTACCAGGGTTTTGGAGTTTGAGGACATCTATGTCTCCGGTCGCATCGGAGTATATATGAACATTTGATTCTGGTGAATTTGTACCGAAACCCACGAGACCTTCATTTGTAAATCGTGCATATTCGGTACTGGTACCAGACACCTTTTGTCGGAAAACTAAAGGTGCATTTCCAATAGATTCTATTAAATTTACTGGACCAACCGCAGCTGTAAAAATATCTAAAGCACCAAACTTCAACGACTGATCCTGTGCGAACTCGAGACCACCACCGACATAAAATCGAGTAGCACTACTTACGTCTAATTCACCTTGGTCATCTAAAGGTAAAGCTCCTATAACGACTACACCTGAAGGAGTTATAGTCATCGCACGTGATACCACCGAACCATCACCGTTTAAAGCGGATTGAATTTGGTTAGTAGATAAAGATGGTAAAGTTGTGTTATAGGTCTGGAAAAGATGTTCGGCCGCTATTGACCGAATCCTATCTGGGGCGGCGGTACCTGTTCGATCATTACCCTTGAATATGACAAGTTCGGATTTACCAAGGCTATCGTATAGTCGTTCTGTGATGAACGTATTACCGAATTCGTCTGAAGATACACCAGTAAACGAAAGTTTATTACCTATGACAACATTACCACTGACTTCCAAAGAATCACGGGGTATATCGGTGCCTATTCCCATATTTCCGTTGGCACCATCTATGAATAATTGAACAGTTCCAGATTCATCGATTACATTTGGGTTTTTGGTAATTCTAAAATCTGCCACGCGTGTACCATTTCGAAGTGCACCCGCTAAACCCATGGAATATCCCACCGGGTTAGCAATAGATGACCCGGTATCTCCATCCGTCTGTGCAAACGAAGCGAATGCGTTTGAATTGAGACTACTCGTTCTCGCAGCCATAATCGCATCACCCGGAGTACCTTCAATATTATGAACGAGTAGACCGTTGGTGTTGAAATTTCCTATACCCGTTCCAAGAATTTCTAAATGGGCCGTAGGTGTGGTAGTACCAATCCCCACCCGCTTATTACTTCGCCATGTCATGACATGACTCTCTGTTTCATAATCATCACTCGCTAACGATAAATTCAACTGAGAACGCGAGGTTCCACTGGAAAGATCGTGCTTCCCCATTTTGAAAATACTTCTTACACCATCCCTACCAGAACCACCTTCACGAGCCAATTGAATTACGTTATTAAAATCCGAAATACCAACAATTGCAGTTGTATTGGATACTACTAAGGGTGTATCAAGATGACTCGTGGTTCCCCTATTAACAACTTGATCATTGATAAACACAGTTCCACCATTTGTATGTAAAAGACCAACTGGGGATGCGGTACCGACACCAACATTACTCGATTCTAATATGGTTAATTTCGGCGTTCCCATAGTATCCGTGGTACTCGCATAAAAACTAAGACCTTTACCACTTCCTACGCGGTTTTCAATTCTTGTTTGGTCACCGTTCGTATCCGTAAAAGTTTTAAAATAGTTTGTATCACTTCCTATTATAGCTGCATTACTTCCGTTAAGTTTTAGATTTCCACCAAGAGTTAAGAGTTCGCTAGGTTCGGTATTGGATAAACCCACTTTGCCGTCTGAAGCTACCCGCATTCTTTCGGTATTTCGAGTCTTAAATACCACAGTTTGACTATTCGCAGATGTTTTGGCACCCTTTATTTCAATCGCACTTATATTTGACGTCTGTGGACCACATCGTAAACTGACAGTATTCGCGGTTGAATCATCACCCGATATGTCACCATGAATAATAACATTCGCTGCAGACGAAATACCAGATTCACCCTCAACTTCGATGAAATCCTGAACCAAAATTGATTGTGTGATGAGACGACCAGTCGCTGTATTACCGAGAACTGTTATAAGATTGGCAGAATCTGAGTTGATAAATATCTTATCACCGATCGACAACATATTTGTTGAATTAGTATTCGCTATACCAGATGGGGTCGCACCAGTCGTTTGAATAGCATGCGATTCAATCTTTGATGCTACTACCATAGGTATAGCTGCATCGGCATCGAGAGTAATCAGACTACCCACGGTGAGCCCGTCATCACCAATTCTCAAACCCTCGAAGAAACCGTACCCATTCGCGTGTAGAACATTAGCCGATGATGATGCCACATCATTGATATATACATTAGAACCAATGGAAAGGGAAAATGCTGGTGAGGTATTTGCAATACCTACATTATTTTGTGTGTACACGTCACCAAATACATGGAGATTGACGGTGTTTGCCGAATCCATGGTAAAGTTTGCATCTTCGGGAGTACCGTACGTTCTAGAAAGTTTAAACTGGTCGTCGGCGTGTGTATACCCCAAGAATACATTACCAGTATCCGGGGCACCATCTCTCATGAGAACAGCCATATCGTATGTCCCATTGTTACCCTTACCCATTTGTATGACAGCGTTTGATACAACAAGATTGTCAACACTCGTGTACGATGGAATTTCGGTAATAGCTAAATTACCACTGATATCAACATTTCCAAATACCCGTAAAAATCCGTCACGAACAACGACATTACCATTTTCAAAAACGGCTACGTTGGAATCAGTACCCGCGGTAACACCTGTACCAACTGTCAATTGTTTAGTTATCGTAGAATTGGTAGACGCTGTGTTGCCATCAATTGTTAATACGTTAGAAGCTGTGGCATCAACCAAGAATTTATCGTTTGTCGTCTTGAAAGTATCGGTCGCGAATAGGTTCGTACTGACTACGTTACCACGTACGGTGACAAGATTTTGAACAGTTCTGTTGACTATTAAATCATTTGTACCAATTTGAAGATCGTTAATTGGGTTATCTGTTCCGATACCAACCTGTGTAGCGGTGAGACGATTTACATTTGTAGTACCAGCAAACTGAGTTGTGTCAGATGTAGACGTTAACTCACCGGTAATCTTCAAATTCGCTACTTGAATTTCATCTGCTGTGATCTCACCAGCATCAATACTCGCAAGTCCGGTTAAAA